CAGAATCCAGAAAACCCCACGGACCCTATCTGGCAGACGCATATGCAGACGTTGACGAAGAGGAAGATGCTGATTGAGATCAGCGCCACGATTCACAAAGCGATTACTGAATACTATGAGGAGCAGGGCAAACCTGTTCCACAGTGGAGACAGAAGAGAGATCCTGATTGGTGGACCGAGTACAAGGATGAACTTAGTTCTTAGATCACACGCACTGAACGACCCCACTTGGAGCATAATCATCTCGATTATACTTCTCCTTGCTGGGGTTTTATATATTGTCGTCTATATATTGGGTATAGATGAGCGAGAAGGTGGAGATTCCTAACATCAATTCTGTAGGAATCGGACGCCTACAGATTGGACAACTTGATATCCGTTCCCCTCAGATTCAGAAGATGCCTGAGTGGGCACAGTCAGCACCACAGGCAATACCTATCAATCCACCAGTCACAACGGTGGTGGGGACACCAATTGTCAATGTTCCTGGTTGTGTAGAGGCACACAGAGACAGTAGTGAAAATCAAAATCTAAAAAATGAGGACAAAGAAGGCACGGTCACATACTGTGATGCTGGTACACCATCCTTCACTCCCATTGACTACGACAGAAATAAGTTAGACATCAAACAGGGTACACCTGTACCACCTGTTGTCCCTCCATCTAAGACACCAGAGGCGAAGACACCAGAGACTCCAGGCATACCACAACGTCCCTCATGTAAGGAGGGTGAGAAATATAATGAAGCGAAGAGAGTTTGTGAGAAGGTAATCATTGAGGTACCTGCTGAACCAGAGGTACCTTGGACACAAAAGTATCTGCCGTCACCAGCAGCAGTAACTACTACCGCTTCAATTGCTGTAGTTGCGACGACTTCTGCACTGCTCGCAAAACCTCTCGCTGATCTTCTGTTGAAAGTGGTGAAACCTGTAACGAAGAAGATTGTGAAGAAGATCGCTGCAATACGGAAGAAGAAGATCCCGGTACTATCGTTGTCTGCTCGGCGGGACGAGCAGCGGGAACGGAACCGAGCGATCCGGACGTTGAAGTCTGCCCTCCGCCAGCGGAAGAGATAGGTTGTGGAATAGCATGACGGTGTGGTCTGATGGCATCAATACCATCTACCATTACATCTGCACAAATAGCAGCATACTTTGTCCCAGGTCTAAAGTAGATTCCAGCCTTCTTCAATTCTCCACAATTTTTTAGTCTCGCGATCTCAAAGTCAAGCCTTTTGTTGGCAGTCAACTGTTGTTGTAATCCGATCTGTGTATCTGCTGCTTTCTTACAACGGTTCTGTAGTCCACCATCCAGAGGTATAGACAGGGTGGCAGAGAGACCAATGCTGGTGCTGTAGTTATCCTTCTGACCTGTGCGAACCGGTTTTTGCCAGACCACGTCCCCAGGATTGTCTGGGATTCCGTCCCCTTGCATCTCCATGACAGTGATAGTCATGTCAGCACCGTCTTCAAACCAACGGGTGCCGTCTGCTTTAGTACGTGTGTCGTACCATGATTCCCAAGGATAGTTCTTGACATTTTTTTGAACCTCAACCAGACGACCTTCATAGTCGGTCATGTCATATTGAGGTTCAAAGTACATTGACTCGAACGGATCCTTTTTGGATTGTGCGTGTGTTATATAAGGTGTCATGTTCAAGGTAGGACCTTGACAACTGATACCATTTCCGTATGTGTTGGTGACGTAGGGACCTTGCAACACCTGAATGGCTTGATTGGTCACCGAGCCAGAGCTATTTGCGATTGGGTTTGCTGTTGCACTTACACCCCCGACACCTTCCGCCAGAGTGGCAGGGGCAGTCGCAAGTTGAGTTAGACATAGGACTACTGGGTAAAGATACTTGTGGTGTCCGTTACGCTTGTCACCTCGGTGACTCTTTGGATGACAGTTTGATTCGAGATCCCCGGACCTCGATACGTTTGAGTGAACTGAAACGCCTCTCCGGGATTTGTTATTTTGAAGTTCGGTGCTCCGGAGAAGTCCAAAGCCGACTGACTTGATGTCACCTGACCTTCTACTCCTCCTAACGGAGTCACTGTCACTGTCGATGTGTTGGCTGGTGGAGCAAGGGAATTGTTTCCGTTGTCCACGTTTGTGCCAGTTACTGAGTATTCCCATCCTGTTGAATAATCTATAGAATTGATCGTTTCAGTTACCTTAGAGGTAGTTTCCGTATGGCTCGTCATCGAGCCCTGTGTAAAATTTGGTACAACAGGTACGGAATATGCTGGCGAAGCAATACTAAGCAACGCCAATGTTGCCAGTATTCTTTTCATTTTTATCGCACAGTAATCTCGGTAACCACCTGTCCGGTAGCACTAGATCCAGCTCCGCCTGCCGTCAGAGAAACAGCACCCGCAGAAGTAATAGAACCTGCCAGGTCACCCGCCGAACCAGCTGCCGTGCTGGTCTGGTTGCTGTAGGGACTCACAGCACCAACAGAAGGAGCTGTTGTACTAATGGCATCCCCGGCAGTGTAAGAAGCACTGAAGGAGAAAGCATTGCCAGAAGTTGCCTGCGTTGCAGTAATAGTTGAGGGAGCAGCAACCCCGTTAGAACCGATGGTTCCGAGTGTACCGACTACACCATTAGTGGTTCCGTCTGAAGTCGCTACCCCGTTACCAGAGATGCTCAGTGAGTTCCCAACTCTTTGTACGTTCGTTGCAGCTGCGTCTACAGTCAGCTGGACAGAAGAAGTAATACGATGTGTCAGGTCTGCTCTAGCTGCACTGCCCATACTGAGCAATGCCACAACAAAAAGTAATCTTTTCATTGCATACCCCTAGAAAATGTCCGTAATTTATATATGATATATAAGAGGTGATATTCATTACCATGAAAATTTTTCTGGATACCGCTGACACTGAGATCATCAATCGGTATCTTCCCACTGGCATGATCGACGGGGTAACCACTAACCCCACACTGATGTTGAAGAGTGGAAAGTGTCCTGATGATGTGTATCAGGAACTAGTGGACATGGGTCTTGATGACATCAGCATGGAAGTGGGCGGTAACGCCATGGAGATGCTGGCAGAAGGCAAGAGGTTATATAAAAAGTTCGGAAAGTGTGCTACTATCAAAGTACCGTGCACACCAGAAGGTCTTTATGTATGTAAAGAACTGTCGCGTGATCTGATCAAGGTCAACGTCACGTTGATCTTCTCTGCTGCTCAGGCAATCCTTGCTGCTAAAGCAGGTGCTTATTATGTGTCCCCATTCGTGGGTCGCTATGACGACAACAGTGTCAGTGGTCTAGAACTTGTTCGTTCTATCTCTGAGATCTATGGTCGCCAGGGTGTTCGCACTCAAGTGCTGGCAGCATCTCTCCGTGATGTGTACAAAGTTTCCCGTTGCTTCTACAACGGTGCAAACGTAGTGACCATGCCCCCGACTGTGTTTGAAAAGATGTTCAACCACGTCTTGACTGACAAGGGTCTGGAAATCTTCGATAAAAACCTGGAAGAAATTCGTAATGCGAATCATTGACTATCCCGTTTCTGAAGAACTGATTGACCTCTGCATTGCAGAGATTGAGACGAAGAAGAAACATGACTGCTGGGGAGTCAGCAAGTGGAAGTGGGGTGCAAAATTGATGACCTCTTCTATGAAGAGTTTCTGTCTTTCTGCAAAACCTTGCACTGATATCTACAAGAGGATTCGTAACGAGACTTCTCCTTGGTTGCCTTTTGTTCCCACTGCCATCAACTACCACGTGTGGTTGCCTGGTTCTGGGATCAACTGGCACAATGATGCTGACTATGTTTATGGTGCCACCCTTCACCTGAAGGACTGGCCACCTGAGCACGGTGGTATTTTTATGTGGAAGGAGAATGGAACTGACATCCTTCACTCCACATACCCGAAGAGAAATACCATGGTGATCAATGAGGGAGAAGAGCGGCATGCTGTGTCTCCTATTGTTGTGAATGAAAGAGAGGCAGGACTAAGAATGTCAGTTCAATTGTTCTGTAGTAAAGAAGCCGCTTATCGTCCACAGAGAAGCGGAGGAGGTAGAACGATCTAATGGACTTCAAAGTAAAATGTTTGCAATGTAATACTGAAGTAGAAGACACCGGCAAGTTCCATACCTGCGGGTGTCCTAATGGTTTATCGTTTCATAACGGTAAGATCACTGCCATCGATCTGGATCTTGTGGCAGAGGTTCCGATCTATAGGCAAGAGGCGAAGGTCCACAAACCCAGTAGTTACCTGACTCCTGAGGACATGACGTTCCAGGAGGATCGCAAGAGGCGTAAGGTAAAAAGATTGTCATATGACGTACGATAAATATTGACAGGACCCTCTGGGTCCTTTATACTATTGACAACTTTATTACTAAAATGTCCCGAGGAGTATTCCTTTCTAAGTTCAAGAACTATACAAAGATCTTGGTTGACGCAGTAGAGGATCGAACAGACCTTGAATACGATCATCCTTCTCTCTACGAGAACTTGATCTCCCACTACAAGGATCAAGAAGTTTATTTCTATGATGATCGGGACAAGAATTACGACGTAGTGATTGATAAGTTGGAGTATGATCTCTTGAATTCAGGCATGATGGGATGAGAGAAGAACGCCCTTGGGGTTGGTATGAAACTATTGAAGACGGGTCAGACTACAGACTGAAGAAGATCCATCTAGATCCAGGGCAACGTTTCTCCCTCCAATTTCACAGAAGTAGATCAGAGCATTGGGTTGTGATCCATGGTGATGGCATCGTCACCCTGGGTCATGATGAGATCCCATGCAAACCTGGAAGCAGTTTTACCATTGGCATTGAGCAACGTCATCGTGCTCAAGCAGGTGATGATGGACTCACTTTTATTGAAGTGCAGCGTGGTCGATGCAGTGAACGTGACATCGTTCGCCTGGAAGATGACTACGGACGTTCTGAAAATTCGATTCTAGATTATTTGATATGACATACATGGTGACCGGCGGTGCCGGGTTCATCGGCAGTAACTTCTGTCATTTTCTTACCAAGAAAACGTCAGAACCTATTGTCGTACTTGATAATCTGACCTATGCAGGTGATCTTCGGTACCTTCCTAAGGAGGTGCAGTTTGAGTGGTGTGACATCTCGAATGAAGATCACGTCCTGTTTCTGTTTGAGAAGCACAGACCCAAAAAGATCTGGCACTTTGCAGCAGAGAGTCATGTAGATAATAGTATCGCTAACTATCGTCCTTTCTTAGAGGCGAACGTTACAGGTACTATCAATCTCCTCAATGCTTCATTGAATGTAGATGTTGAGAAGTTCCATCACATCTCCACGGATGAGGTGTATGGATCTCTGGAGTATGAAGACACAGAACTCTTCACTGAAGAGACACCATATGATCCTAGGAATCCATACTCTGCAAGCAAGGCAGCATCAGATCACTACGTCAAGACGTGGCACAACACGTACGGCATCCCATATCTGATCACAAACTGTAGCAACAACTACGGTCGGCATCAGCATGAAGAGAAACTGATTCCAAAAGTTATCGCTCGTGCTCTGAGGGATGAGGTCACCTACATGTATGGAGGTGGACATCAGATCCGTGACTGGTTGTATGTCAAAGATCACTGCGAAGCAATCTGGGGGTTGGAAACAACAGGTACCATCAACAACCACTTCAACATTGGTGGTGGTTGTGAGATGAGGAACATCGATGTGACTAAGAAAGTCCTAGATCTTCTGGATAAACCCTATGATCTTATTGGTATAGGTAATGATAGACCCGGTCAGGACAAGCGTTACGGTATAAACTATGATAAACTGACTAAACATACTGGTTGGAAACCTTTCACTGATTTTGATTCTGGTTTACGTGCAACTGTCTCATGGTACTTAGAAAAATGGGGAGTGATCTGAAGTCTTACAACAGTCCAGTCACTTTGTATGGTCCTGGATTTGTTGGTGGCAGGTATGCAGAGATCTATCCTGACACTCTGATTCAAGAACGGGATGAGTACAAACCTCGTTCTAAAAAGATCCTGTTCATGATCTCTACGGTGGACAACTACAACGTCCACAAAGATCTCAACGTTGATGTTGATACTAATCTTCGTCTCTTGTGTGATGTCCTAGAGCATTGCCGTAACGAAGACATTGAATTCAATTTCATCTCCTCTTGGTTCGTATATGGCAAGGGGTGTGAAGTGCCTGCTCATGAGGACGATGCCTGTAACCCCACGGGTTTCTATAGCATCACCAAGAAGTGTGCTGAGGATCTGATCAAATCATTCTGTGATGTGTATCAGATGAAGTACCGCATCCTTCGTCTCTGTAATGTCATGGGAGATGATCCCAAGGCATCCCGTCAGAAGAATGCGATCATGTGGATGATCAATCAACTGAGGGAGCACAAACCAATTGCTCTGTATGAC